AGACAAGATCTTGTAACAACGGCAAAAAACGCAGCAACTAAAGACATAACTCCAGATCAAGCTATGGATATTGCAAAACTTAGGTCGTTAGCTAACCAAGAAAAATTAGCAAATAAAGGACAGATGAATTTGCCGCTCGGCACACCACCTGTAACAGAAACACGCTTTTATTTCTCACCCAAAGCAACACTGGCAGAAACACTACGCAGTGATTTTGCCATGACACAAGACAGTGATGGTTGGTACTTAACAGCAGCTCAAGGTCCTGCTAAACTGTTAGAAGCACAGCGAGCATTTGGCATTCCTAAAGTAAAACAAGTTAAGTTAAAAGAAGTAAGAATATCAGACTACACAGGTCGTGCTGGTACAATCGGCGACGACAACGCTACTAGTCCAATTGGCAGCTTACCACGCCGAGGTCGTAAACATGCGTAATTATATTCAAATTATGGAAGCAGCTACAAAGAATTGCCCTGTGGCCACGCATAATATAGATGTTAATTTAAAAAATAGACAAAAGGCCATTGACCAGTACATGTATGGGCCAGCTAACCCCGACAAGCCCGGAGACTACTGGAAAAAGGCTGCAAAAGGTTTCAAAGTCACCGAAGCCATAGCCAAAACCATGCAGTGTGCTAATTGTGCGGCTTTTGATGTCAGCGACAGCATGCGTGATTGTATTGCCAGTGGCATAAAAGGTGATGAGCCCAACATAGATGCCAATGCCAGCATAAATATTGCTGACATTGGCTATTGTAATTTCCTGCATTTTAAATGTGCAGGTGCTAGAAGTTGTAGAGCATGGATTACAGGTGGCCCAATCACTGAAAAAGACAAAGACAAAAAGGCAGCATAAAAATGGATGAATTAATTAAGGCAATGAAAATTGCATTCAGCACAGAATTTAGTTTTTATTTAAAAGCACACTACTTTCACTGGAATGTTGAAGGTTCAGACTTTTTAGAATATCATGACTTGTTTGGTAAAATTTACGAAGAAGTCTATGACAGTATTGATCCATTTGCTGAAAACATTCGTAAGCTAGGCAGTTACACTCCCGGCAGCTACACACGATTCAGTATGTTGAGTCAAATTGACGACGAAACCTCGGTGCTGCCCAAGGATCAAATGGTCACTGAACTACTAGCAGACAATGAAAAAATCTTAAAAGTTATTAAACTTGTCTATGATCTAGCAGAACGCGAAGGTCAACACGGTCTCAGTAACTTTCTAGCTGAACGCTTAGACGCACACCAAAAACATGGGTGGATGCTGAGAGCCAGTCTTAAATAACGGATGAAAAGTTATTATTGCAGTGCCGTAGACACTGGTCTATTTGTTTATGTTGACGGCAGTGTTAAAGTATGTTGTAGTGGTAATGAAATATTTGGTTCAGTTAGACAAACTCCTGTAAATGAAATTTTTCTCAGTGAGAAATTTACACAATTACAATCAGACTTAAAGAACAATAAACCAAATTCTTACTGTCAAGGTTGTTATAAAATGGAAGACACTGCACCCGGCAGCAGTCAATGGTCAGCATTTAATGATCAATTTCCTTCAAATTTTAATCAAAGAAAACTTAAACTTATAGACATACGATGGAGCAATGTTTGTAATTTGACCTGTAGATACTGCAATATACATGACAGCAGTGAGTGGCGTAAATTAAAATCACTGCCAATTGAATCAGTTAATCGAGACTATACAGAAAGTCTGTTTGAATTAGTTGAAAACAATTTAGACACTATAGAATGTGTTTACCTGCTGGGTGGTGAACCTTTATTACAAAAACACAATGTTAGGCTGTTAGACATGTTACCCAAACATGTTAAGATAGACATTTTAACCAATGGCAGTGTTGACTTAACTTACAACAAAGTTTATGAAAAATTAAAACTGTTTCCTAACACTTATTGGAACTTAAGTTTTGATAATGTCAATGAAAGATTTGAATATGTGCGAGCAGGCGCTGGTTGGAATTTACTTACTGAAAACATAGAAATATTGAAACAGGACTTTAGTACTAACAATGTTACTTTTCATCCTGTGTATCATATATGGAATGCCACTAGGCTGCTTGAGTTTTACGACTTTGCAGACAGCAAGGGTAATCTAAGAGTCAATTGGCAATTGGGTTTGCCATCAGTTGATCCCAACAACGATCCCACAGACAGTTTTGTAGTTTTTGGACACAACAAACACATAATCGAACTGGCGCTGGCAGAAATTGATAAATTATCATTTGATGATTATTTTTTGACAGGAGTTAAACAGTCGCTGTTAGATGATCAAGAAGATACAACCAAAGGTCAAAGATTCATTGAATGGACAGCAAGAATGGAGCAGACTGTTCCTCCAAAATATACCTTTGCAGAACTTTGGCCTGAATTAAATATAGTATTGAGCAAATAGACCTTGGCCTTAGGACCGGGTAGGCGGCTACTGCCTTGACTTATACAATTCGCTACTGTATAATCAAAAGTGTAGCAAATTTCAATCAGGAGAATACATGAGCGACTATACAAGAAGTTTCAACGGCGAAGCAAAAATCAAACTAACTCAGCTAATTTCAGAAGGTATGCAAGTTTTACAGGAAGTTGAAGATTTAAATACCGGACTTAACGAAACTATTAAAGCAATTGCCGAAGAACTGGAAATTAAACCGGCTACTCTTAAAAAAGCAATCAAAATTGCACATAAAGCCAAACTAGGCGAAACCAATCGCGACCACGACGAACTTAATACTATTCTCGAAACTGTAGGTAAAACTCTTTGAGCGAAAAGGTCACTAACTGGTGGTCAAATGCTCGTCGATTTATAGTCAATGATTGGCATAGTAATCCAGTTCGTTTTGTATTTGAAATGATAGCATGGGCTATCAGCATTGGTTGTAGCGTTACCTATGCTATTACAGTACCCAACTTACCATTTATCCCATTGTATGCAGCCTTTATCATTGGTTGTGTAATCAGTGCAGGTTGCGCTTACAGTCGTGGCAGTTTCGGAATCTTTGGCAACTATGTACTGTTGGCCACCAGCGCAGGCCTAATTAAGTTAATATTACAAACTTATGTCCTACATTGATGCATTATTTGACAAACAGCGTGACAGAATCCATGTAGTTGAACGGATAAATGGCGAAAGACAGTACCAAGAATATCCTGCCAATTACATATTCTACTACGACGACCCCAAGGGCAAGCATCGTACTATCTATGGCACTCCTGTGTCTAGGTTTAGCACACGCAACAACAAAGAATTTCAAAAAGAACTGAGAATTCAATCAGGCAAGCGACTGTGGGAAAGTGACTTCAAGCCTGTGTTTAGGTGTCTTGAAGAAAACTATCTCAACGCTGAACCTCCCCGACTACAAACAGCTTTCTTTGACATTGAAGTAGACTTTGATCCTGAGCGTGGATTTAGTCCCACTACAGACCCATTTAATAAAATTACAGCTATCAGTGTCTACTTGGATTGGATGGACAAGTTGGTCACGCTGGCATTGCCTCCCAAAAATATGTCTTGGGCCACAGCTGAAGAAATTGCTGCCAAGTTTGACGATACTTATATCTTTGACCGAGAAGAAGACCTGCTGGATACTTTCTTAAACTTAATCGATGACGCAGACATTTTATCAGGTTGGAACAGCGAAGGCTATGATATTCCCTATACTGTGGGCAGGATTACTCGCGTACTCAGCAAAGACGATACTCGCAGACTGTGCCTATGGGGACAGTTTCCTAAACAGCGTGAGTTTGAACGATTTGGTGCAGTCAATGTGACCTTTGACTTGATTGGCCGTGTACACTTAGACTATATGCAGTTGTATCGCAAGTATACCTACGAAGAACGACACAGCTACAGCTTAGACGCCATTGGTGAATATGAGCTAGAAGAACGCAAAACTGCCTATGAAGGCACACTGGATCAACTGTATAACAAAGACTTTGAAACTTTCATTACTTACAACAGACAAGACACTCGCTTGCTAGCGAAACTGGATAGAAAACTTCGTTTTCTAGATTTGGCAAATACCATTGCTCACGATAACACGGTGTTATTGCAGACTACAATGGGTGCCGTTGCAACCACTGAACAGGCAATTATTAATGAAGCACACAGTCAAGGATTGGTCGTCCCTAACAGGAAAGGTCGAGAAGAAGATGGAGAAACGCAGGCCGCAGGTGCCTATGTTGCTTATCCCAAAACGGGCATGCACGAATGGATCGGCGCCATCGACATCAACAGTCTCTATCCCTCAGCCATTAGAGCACTCAACATGGGACCCGAGACAATTGTCGGACAACTAAGACCTATAATGACTGAAAAGTATATTCAAGACAAAATTGCTGCGGGCAGTAGCTTTGCAGCAGCTTGGGAAGGCCTGTTTGGCAGTCTTGAATACGAAGCGGTAATGCGTGGTGATCCCAGTGTTGAAATTACAGTAGACTGGGAACAGGACGGCACCAGTGACATTCTCAGTGCTGCAGATGTTTGGCGATTGGTATTTGACAGCAACAGACCATGGACTATCAGTGCCAACGGCACTATCTTTACCTATGAACGCAAAGGTATTGTTCCAGGCTTGTTAGAGCGTTGGTACGCTGAACGAAAACAAATGCAGGCTAAACTTAAAGAAGCAGCGACTCCTGAAGATCAAGAATACTGGGACAAGCGTCAGCTAGTTAAGAAAATTAACTTGAATAGTTTGTATGGTGCTATTTTGAATCCTGGCTGTAGATTTTTCGATCAGCGTATTGGACAAAGTACAACTTTAACTGGCAGAACTATTGCCAAGCATATGGATAGTTTTGTCAACGAAGCTATCACAGGCAAGTATGATCATGTTGGTGACGCAGTTATCTACGGTGACACTGACAGTGTGTACTTCAGTGCGTGGCCTGCTATTCAAGCAGATGTTGAAGCTGGTCGCATGGAATGGAACAAAGACATTGCTGTACAGGTCTACGACAACATTGCCGATCAAGTCAATGAAAGTTTTCCTGCGTTTATGGAACGAGCTTGCCATTGTCCCCGTGAAAACGGCAGCATCATTAAAGGCGGTCGTGAAATTGTTGCCAGCAAGGGCCTGTTCATTAAGAAGAAACGATACGCTGTTTTAATCTATGACAAAGAAGGCAAGCGACTAGACACAAAAGGCAGTCCAGGCAAAGTAAAGGCCATGGGATTGGATCTTAAACGCAGTGATACTCCCAAAATTGTACAGGACTTTTTAAGCGAAATCTTATTGGATGTACTGACTGGCGCTGACCGTGAAGCCATTGTAGAAAAAGTCAAAGAGTTCAAGTATAAGTTCCAAGAGCGGCCTGCTTGGGAAAAAGGTACGCCCAAGCGTGTCAATAACTTGACCAAATATTCTGCAGAAGAAGCAAGACTGGGCAAAGCCAACATGCCAGGACATGTTCGTGCAGCAATGAATTGGAACAATCTTCGCAGAATGCACAGCGACAACTACAGTATGCAGATTGTTGATGGTATGAAGACTATTGTCTGCAAACTCAAAGACAATCCCCTGGGCTATACATCAGTGGGCTATCCCACAGACGAAACACATATTCCGCAGTGGTTTAAGAACTTGCCTTTTGATGACAATGACATGGAAGATACCATTGTTGATCAAAAGATTGATAACCTATTAGGTGTCTTGGCTTGGAACTTAAGCGAAGCAACTGACATTAGATCCACTTTTACATCATTGTTTAGCTTTGAGTAGATATAAAATAATTCCTTTTGTTGATGTAACAACAAAAAATCCAAATAAACACACACAAATGGATTCATCATTTGTTGCGCCTGCACATCAATGGACATATATCAACAGAAATATGTCTTTTGTTAAAGATTTAAAACTATGCGGCAAATACTGTT